CCCGGCTGGAAGCCGGCTACAAACGTCTCAACGACGAATGTAGGCGAAAGCGTGGTCGTCAGGGCCATCCCCCCTGACTAGGATTTGCAAGCCTTCCCAAAATCTGCACGTGAACGTACAGAATTCTGTTTTAGAAACCCATCCTCAGGCACCTATTCCCGCATCATCCTGTGCTTGATATGGCTTGCATATCAATGATGGCGGAGCCCAGTAGATTTGGAACCTACTGGTCGATGCTCTTGATTTGTAAGGCAATATGGCTCTCGTGTCCTCCATACCATAACAGTCCTTTCACTCTTGTTTTGGGGATTAGTTACCCCCTCTACAAGGTGATCAGGGTTATTAAGGCATCCACTTTCAAAGTGGTGGCTGAATGTTTGACATGAACCATACGGTTGCCAAGTACGCCAGGATGCTCTGTGTGCACAAGGCCCTGAGGCCTGGGCTTTCCCGGGTGCCACACCGGGTCTAGAGCACTGTATGGAGCTGTTGTCCAAGAGTTTCTTCGGAACCTCAACGAGGCAGCAAGGTTGCGGTGTTTCACCACCGACCTGCTCAACAGATTTATCTGCATAGAGGGGGCCCTCCAGGGCACGCTGTATTTAACCACATGGCACTTTTCACATTTAACTTAAGCCGGGTTACTCTTCCCGGTTCAGTCTCTTGTTACTGGGTCCACAAGGCTCGTCTAAATACAGGGCACCCCCTTATTTGGAGAGTGGACTGGATAAAGGTCCAAGCTGGGAACTATGCTATAGTTGACCCCAACGATCCAGGTTATATCCTCTACATCTCAGACGTAGAATATAGAGAGTACTGGAAAGTTGCCCAGTCAAACCGTAAGACCTTAGTGGTCTTGGCTCGACCTAATGAGCTTAAGCCCGCTGATTCTTTGATTACTGCCCCAAAACCAACCTCTCCCAACTCCCCCGCTTTCTACTTCAGACTTTCTAAAGTATACTCCCGGGTTGCCCGGGCGTTGTGGTCATCAGCTTTTCCTGATGGGTCGGTCGCTCCTTCTAAGAGAAATCTTAGGAGCCTCTTTAGCCTGTGGGGTAACTCACTTAGGCTGTGGACAGGGCATCGACAAACATCAGCATACCTCGCAACGGACTCCATCGCGGTCACGAGACACTTATCACAGATTCTCAAGGACAAGGGTCCCTTGGGCTTGGTATTATACCTGAAAACTTCCTTAACGGTCGTTAACAGGTATCTAGCAGGTCAGCCACTCACAAATACGTGGGAGCTGAAAATGGCGGTCGGAATTTCTTCCGGCCTACCATCCTGGATACCGGTAGAAGCTCGATCGGCTATCCGGTCGAGATCTAAACCTGTGATTCGTGTGTGGACGTCTCTTCTTTACACTTACAAGTGCATGAAAGCTGAAGGGAAGCTCTCCATACAGTCCGTTACCGCTAAGCGGTGGACTGTGGATCGCCATCTTCAGAGTGAGTTCTTTCACTTTGTGAGGGATGTTTACATCCCCCACTTCAAGTTGAAAGAGGCATTTAAGTTGAACCCAACTGCCTTCCTGCAACCGCCCATCTCTACTAGTGGAGGTCCTAACGGACCTTCTATGAAGGGGGCTGGGTTGGATGCGTGGAACCTCACTAACACTTCTGAAGGGAAGGATATTCTCCGCCTTATTCAGAATGTTATTTCATGGTATCCGCAACCCACGGATAAGCGCACTCGTAATTTCGTTACCGAATTCCAGAGACTGCTATCAGAACTTGCTCCGAAAGGAAAGCCCGATTCAGCGAAACCCCGCCTAGGAAAGATTGCTCTTCTTCGGGAGGCCGCTGGAAAGGTTCGAGTCATAGGTATGCTCGATTACTTTTCCCAATGGGCCCTGAGACCTCTCCACACTGCATTAGCAGATGTGTTGAAGTTCATTTCTCAGGATGGTACGCATGATCAAGATCATGCTGTACGCTCTTTCTGTGAGGAGATGAACCTTGCAGGAGAGCGTTGGTT